TATGGCTAGAGACATCTTCTCCGTTCCTAAGAAACTTCACTTTAATACTAGATTTGCGTTGAATTACTACTTCGTACGAATCATCATCCTTAGTAAAAGACAATGATATATTGTATCCGTCATTAACATAACGGTTTGGAATGTCTGCTTTTTTAATGCCTTTAGAGTTCTTGTTAAATAAGGCTTCTTCAATGATTAATGGTATGGAAGACTTTCCCATACCGTTAGTACCAATAATTTGTGTTACTGTAGTATTATTGAGGTGAAGCTCATTACCAGAACCATAGCTAAAGCAATTATCCCATTTCAGAATTTGTAACGTAATCATTATAAGTTCCTAATATGTCTGGTATTTTATCTGTTGAAATCTCTAATATATATGATAGATACTCTACTAATTCTTCCTCAATAGTCATATCTTTATCTATAATTAAAGCTGCCTCTGATTTTCGTACTATTACTTTCTTATCAAGAAGTTCAGTATTCTTAATGCCTGCTAAATCCTGTATGTCACCTTGGATCTCATAGATAGTATGATCGAAATCAGTGGCTACCATGTCTGAAGGGTCTGATACTGTCTTTCTGATAAGTTGGGGGAGTCTAAACTCTTCCCAAAACCAGCTCCAATCTGACTCGCTAATCAATAGATATCCTGTTTTTACTTTAGCTCTATGAAAAGATGTGGTCATTGGACTGCCTGGATATATGATATTCCCCTGTGTATTACTATGTGAGTGCAAGTCTCCTGCAAACACTACAGGGAAGTTTTCTAATAAACTTAAATCTATCTCTGGTTTTACATGAGGCGGAATCTCTCCGCGCACATGAGTAAACAAAGGCTTACTACTATCAAAATGATCTATACTGCCTTTACGATGTAATGAAGCATAGGGTAAAATACCATACCCTAAGTCTTCGTCAATATAAGGAATATCCACTATATTGATAAGAGGGTTTATATCTCTAGACACCTGTTTTAGCTGAGTGAAGAATGTTTTATTCTTCTTTGTAGCTTCGTGGTTTCCGTCATATATAATAGTTGGAATACGTACTTTTCTAATGAAAGAAAAATATAGTTCTAACTCCTCCATATTTGGTAAGCGATCAAAGAGATCGCCCCCAATTATGTGCATATTACATTCGTTTTCTAACTCGTAAATTTGTTCAAAGAACATCTGATAACGGTTAAGAGCCCATTTAACTGGAACGTTCTTCTGTCCCAGTTTTAAGTGCCAGTCTGCCGTAAACAGAATCATGATACATTGAACTCTGCTTCGAGTGTTTCGTCGTCGTTATCTTTCCCTGCATTACGCAGTCTGTCAAGAAGCTCTTTTTGAGCGTCTGGAGTTGGGCGAGGCATGACTTCATCCATAGACTTCATGTCAGAAAGAAGGTCTAGCTCTTCTTGATCGAGAGCACGTGGCTTGCACTTCAATGCTTGTAGTTGGTACTCAACATTGTAAGGAAGTGGGCCTGTCTTAACTCGCTTGAAGCAAATGTCCCAACCTGTAGTAGTATCTGTAGGATCGCCTAAGTCTTCTGCTGCAGTAATGATTTGCTCCCACAGCTTCTTCTTTAGATTTGCTACTTTCAACTTACCATCTTTAGGGTCGATAACTTGACAAGCATAGCTCCAACCACATTTAAGGTCGGGGAAGTACTCTCTAACCCAGTCTTGTTCTTTATTAGTAAAGCGTTCAGCATCTCTATCAAAAGATAGGCATTCTAAAGGAATGTTCTTGCCGTTTTCGCCTTCAATCCAGTATACATATCGAGCTAGAATGTCGCCTACTACGCGCATCTTATTGTCGCCATCTTTATACTGAAGAGTATTGATTGATGATTTCTGAGCGGAACCTTTTTGTTTGTTAAATGATATTGCCATTAGTGTTTATTCTCCGGTGTGACTTCTTCATATAGAAAATGGATACCATCCTCCTCTATTCTGAGTAGTCTATTGTTTATTATACGATCATGGTCTACTGGTAAATGCAGTAGATCTAGGGTTACTTTTTGTGATACTAAATATTCTGGTAAGCTTCTCAAAGAAGCTAATGCATAATATACTGCTATATCCGCTGTTGGGTATCTAAAAGCATTGTACACAAGGACGTCGGGATGTACCAGAAAACTGGTTCCACTGTAGTCTTTTTGCGAATACTGATAAATACGGTCATATTTGTTTCTAGGGATTTGCTTTTTAATTAACATTTCCATGATCAAATTACAGCGAGAGATGTTGCCATCTACTGAGTCGTATACCTTCTTCCAGTCAAAGTAGAACATTATTATACTCTAAAATTAGATAATTGTCAAGAACTATTTTTTTAAAGGTATTTCATGTCCCAACCCTGTTTGATATAGAAACCTGCCCTATTGGAAGCCTGCTTTCTAGCAGTATTACCTTTTAGGTGTATATCTATAACGACTGGGTCAATCTTACCTTCTCGTTTTCTTATTACTCGTCCCACTAACTGTGTCAGAAGTGGTTCGTTGTTTATAGGAGTAGCTAGTATTAAACAGCTTAGAGTATCTACGGATATACCTTCTGAAAATATTGCTTGAGTCCCGTACAGTACGTTCTTGTCGCCTGTTAGGATTTCCTCCACTAAGTCTTCTCTGTCTTCATGGGATACTTCTCCCGTCACACATACTGCCTTGTCACCTGTTAATTCCGCACAGGCTTTTAGAAAGGCTACTCGGTCGCTTACTACTAGTACTTTGTGGCCTTTAGCTGCCATAGCTGCGGCTAGTAGTGCTACTGTATGTCTGTATTCTTCATTATTTGATAAGTTGGTAACTCTATTAGCCCAAGGTATTCTAGCTCCGTCCATAAACCGAATGTCAGAGTTAACTATATTTATAGTAGGTGTCATATAGTTCTCTCTTGGTGGCTGAAATAGAGTATTACCAAAGTAGTCTCTAAATACTACATGCTTCCCATCCTTTCTCTCGATAGTACCTGATAAGCCTATCTTATATCTACAGTAATTTGTATCAAGTATTTTGGAAAAGGTCGGACTACTAACATGGTGCATCTCATCAAGTATGATAGTGCCAAACTCCTTACGAATCTTGTCTAAGTTTCGGTAAAGAGTTTGGGTATTCCCTATTACGATAGGAGCATCAAGTTCAAATCTACCACTGCCTATGATGCCAGGTTCAAAACCAAATACTTTTTTTACTTCTTTTGCCCACTGATTACGCAGAGGGACAGTATGGGTAACAACAAGTGTTTTTTGACCTAACTTACCGGCTATTGCAAGACCTGTAAAAGTCTTACCCCAACTGACCCAAGCGTTAATTATAGCATTATCCTCGATATCGTCATAAACCTTCTTTTGGCTTTCTCGTAGTTCAAACTTAAACTCAGGAAAGTCTTCAGGCTTTGTAACACGTTTATCGATTATAGTGTAGTTGGATGGTATTAAATCCAATCGCCCTACGGGTAGTGAAATCAAGCCATTTTTGATAAGTCCCATATTCTTAATCACCTGAGGTGGGTCTAGTGGATTATGGGTAGGAATCGCATATGTTAGCTCCGCATCAATATCTCGTTGGAGTTCGGGAGTACAATTCATGTAGATTCTGTTACTTATCACTGCTTTCATAGTTTTAATTGATTCTTTGCTATAATATAAGATTTAACGAAGTTGGATCTGACTATGTCTTCTACCTGAAACTCTATCAAGTCGAATAAGTCCATACGTTCAAGTACACGAATAAAATCCTCTAGTCCGTTCTGTTTTAGGTCTGCTTGTCTAAAGTCTCCACAAAATATAACTCTACAATTCTCACCCATACGAGTGATAATAGAATCTAATTCGTGGAAAGACATGTTTTGGCACTCGTCTATAATGATAACTGCGTCCCTTAGTGTGATACCTCTAATAAAAGATGTTGTCATAAAATGAACTAACCCCTTTTGCTTTAGTATTTCATAAGCGTCTCCCCTACCAAATAGGTCTATGCTAATATCTTTATAAGGCTCTTCGTAAACAGAGCTTTTTTCTTTCTCAGTTCCAGGTAAAAAACCAATGTCGCGTGTAGGAACAGCACTTCTAATAATAACAAGCTGATTTGCTTCTTGTTTTACCATGTCATCATATGCTAGATAACAAGATATAAAAGTTTTTCCCGTACCCGCTAACCCGTGAAGCACTAAATGCTTGTTGGATTCAAATGCTTTTAACTGGTTCTTTGTCAAAGGCTCTATTTCTCTTAGCTCTAGTCCAGAGCCATTTAGGTTCTTTTTTCGTTTAGCCATATCATACTTTTCTTTTTACATCTTTGAGTTTCGTTTCCGAATACTCGTAAAGCATCCAAGGTATACCCTTTAAATGCAGTATCCCTGCCCACTTATATTCCAAAGAGGGAGGGCGTGGAACAGTAAAAGGCACACGGTAGCCCCAAACTGTTATAAGTGAAGCACTCTTTTTGTGAACCACTTTCTTTATTTTCAAGTACTTTAGAGTCAAAAACTTAGTCTTTTCATATATAAAAGGCATTCCGTTTGAATCTATAAAGAATCTAGTATCTTGTTTTAATATGCCTACATGTGTTGTTATAGCTTTCTTTAAAGGGTAAAGAGTTGGGTAAGAAGTCTGCATTCTACGAATACCTAAAGTCTTACCCGTTTGATTAGTGTCGTCTACACACATATTGTCTAAGAATAAAAGTCCGTCAGCCAAGTCCCAGTTATCTGTGTATATTAGATAAACTGGAAAGGCTACTTTATGCAAAGATCTATACGTTATCAGCACGTAATACTTGCCCTAAAATTTGTTTGTCAGCAATATCCAAGTACTGCGGAGTATTAGTTACTATTAACATACCCCAGCCGCAATTAAAAGTAGCGTACATCTCTTTTAAAGTTAACTTTGTAATATCCTTAATCTCTTCCCAGTAAGGGTCTAAAGATACTTCAAGATGATAACTTAAACCCTCTAAAGCTCTGGGAAGATTGCCAGTAATCCCTCCGCCTGTGATGTGAGCACAAGACTTAATACAATCAATATTATTTAATATATCATCTACATATATCCGAGTAGGCGTTAAGAAGTCTTCTCTCATTACGCCTGTCTCTCTGATAGTAGTGAAACCATTACTATGCAAACCACTACTAGGAATACCTACGATAAAGTCTCCTGCACATACTGAAGGCGAAGGCATCTTCTTCTCTTGCACACCCATCATAAACCCTGCTAGATCAAACCAAGAAGGTTTTAAGAACATTGGGTTCAATTGGGCTGTCTCTCCTCCTACTAGCTCACATCTTGCAATTTCACAGCCTTTTAGTACTCCAGATAAAATACTCTTACTCTTTTCTAAGTCCAAAGACCCCGTAGCGTAATAATCTAAGAAGCTATGAGGCCTTCCTCCTGCACAGATAATATCATTAGCGCACATAGCCACTAAGTCTATACCTACAGTATCGAATTTGTCAAAGTGTTCTGCTAATAACAGTTTTGTGCCTACACCATCTGTTGAAAGAAGAATTGATTTACTACTACCGTCGATATTCACAGTAGCTGCATACCCAGACAAACCCAAATGTTCTGCTAACTTATTAGCTTTTACTTGATCAACCATATTGCTTCTCAAACTTACCACCGGAGTAGTCTTCGTGTATAATTTCAAAGTCACAACCTACGGGAACTCCTGGTATAGAAACCCCTCTATCTAGCTGTACAAACTTTGTTAGCTGTTCCATGTATTCATCAATCTCATCGTTCGGTACTTCTGCTAGAATAGAGTCATGCACTAAAGCAAAGATTCTTGCTTTCTTACTGTTGGCTTTAATCCAACTGCCCATGTCTATGGCACCAAGAAGGTTGATGTCAGAAGCAGCAGACTGCACCAAAAAATTAAGACCAGACCTAATGCTATGGCTCTGGATGCCTTTGTCTGTCGATGCGACATTTGGTAATCTCCTTTTTCTACCGAAGTAGCTGTATATAAACCCATTTTGTTTAATAAATTTCTTGTTATCTTCAATCCATTCTTTTAACTTAAAGAACTCGTTAAAGTAATCATCGATAACCTCTTGAGCTTCGTTTTTGCTAAAAGGTTTACCACTATCTTTAGTTACTTGCTCACTAATCTTATTAGCACCTGCACCATACATAATACCGAAGGTTACAGCTTTAGCTGCTTGTCTTTGCATACCGTATAGTTCAGCTACTTCACTAGCATCACATGACAGCTTAAAAACTTTCTTAGCAATCTGTGAGTGGAAGTTACCGCCTGCACGAAACACTTCAATCAAGGCTTTGTCTTCCGCTAGTACAGCCGCTACATACACTTCTGCAGTTGTTAAGTCCATCGCTACAATCTTATGTCCTGGAGCAGCTTTTATACAACCTTTTACAATAGGGTTGTCCCTAGGAAGTTGTTGCATATTAAGCTTACCAGAAGAGCTAAGCCGCCCACTAGTTGTGCTATGAAGGTTAAAGCCTGTACGAAGACGACTATCTTTATCCAACTGTGGTATGATTTTGTCCAAATAAGTATTTTTAATTTTAGACTTTTGTCTGATAGCAAGTATAAGTTCTGGGACGTCGGATTGCTCCGCCAGCTCTGCAAGAACCTCAGCGTCTGTTGAATTTGCTCCCGTGCCAGTCTTCTTTCCAGTAGGAGTGAGACCGATAAAGTCGAACAAAAGACTACGAAGCTGAACAGTGCTATTAGGATTGAAATCTTTTCCATTAATTTTCTCAAATTTACTAATTGCAGGATGCTTATATAATTCCACTACTGCTTCATCAATTTGATCCTGCATCAGAGCCTGCGATCTTACTAGTCTAGGGACATCGAAAGGTACACCATTATCTTGAACGTCAGTAAGAAACCTACATCCAGGAATAAGTATGTTATCGTATACCTTAGCTAATCTCTTGTTTTGTTTAATTTTCTTAAACTTTTCATACAGAAGGAAGGTACACGCAGCATCCATACCCGCGTAGAGCTTCATAATATCAAAGGGAATAAACCCCCAGTTGAACTCGCTTTTAAGAATGCCGTGTTCTTTACGATACCTATCAATCCAGTCGTACATAGGCTTCTCATAGTCACCATAGATTGTGTACTTCATAGCTAGCTGCTTCAGGCCATGAGTGCCTGGATTCTCATCAATGAGATAATGCAATAGCATTGTATCTTCAAACTGTGGAAACTTAAAGTTGAAATGATACTCAAAGAATGCGATATCGAATTTAGCATTATGAAACACTACTATCTTCTTATCAAACAGCTCTTGTAGTAGACGCTCTGATTCTTCGTCTAAACAGTCTGTATCTATGTAAGCACCACGATCTGCTTCATATGAAAGGCTCAACCCTAGCATATGCCCATCACGAGGCCACAAGGCTGTAGTCTCGGAGTCGAGAGCCACGTAAGGAAGAGGAGCATCAATAGCTGCTTGAAAGAAAGCATTAGCTTCCTCAGCATCTTGGATGCCCCAAGCATTGTGTGTAGTAATTACTGTGTCTTGCTTTCCACCAGTAATGTACTCCACTATAGATTGCTTACTGCTATCCCATGCGGGCTGTGCTTCGGGCTTGAATGCAAGCATTGCAGGGTTGATGATAGGCAGAAACTTATCTTCTACTAGCTTACCTGAGTACTCTGTGACAGAGTTAGTTTTAGTAAAATACTTAAGCGCAT